AACGGAATTAATAACAACCGTGTAAATACCGGTCTTACAAATCCAAGTTCTTATACAGCCGATTGGGCAGTTGAACAACTCAACAAGGGTGGAGCAGCCACAAAGAAATACAACATTCGTGGAGTATTTCCAACAGTGGTATCCGCAATTGATCTGAGCTACGATTCTGAAAACACGATCGAAGAATTCGGAGTTGAACTTCAAGTTCTTTACTGGGATTCACCTCAGTCGAACGTTTGATATTTTGAATAAATAGATAGGAGAGGTAACCACTCCTCTCCTATTTTTATTTTAACTCTCTCTTTAATATGGAATTCTTCGGATGGAAATTTGAAAAACTTAATGATGCTGAAAAACGCAAAAAGATTGCGGAACAACCTGCTTCCTTCGTACCGGACAATCAAGAGGATGGTACTACTTCGATTGCCGCAGGAGGTTACTACGGTCAGTATCTAGATCTTGATGGAGATTCAGCAAAGACGGATGTTGATCTAATCCGCAAGTATCGTATTGCAGCTGAACAGCCTGAGTGCGATCAGGCAATCGACGATATTGTCAATGAAGCTATTGTCGGAGACCATGATGATGCTCCGGCTCACCTTAATTTAGATCGTCTGGAACAACCAGCATCAATTAAGAAACTAATTCGTGGAGAGTTTGATCACCTCTGCAAATTACTCAATTTTAGCAATAACGGTCAGGATATCTTCCGTAGATGGTACATTGATGGACGTTTGTTCTATCATATGATCATTGATGAAACTCAGCCGGACGCGGGTATTCAAGAACTGCGTGCAGTTGATGCGCTCCGTATCCGTAAGGTTCGCGAGATTAAAGAAGAAATCGACGTGAAGACGGGTGCCAAAATTATTAAGAATCTCGATGAGTATTACCTTTATCAAGATGGCGGTCTTCAGAAATCGGACATTGGGCTCAAGATTAATAAGGATGCAATCTGTTATGTGCCATCCGGTATTCTTGATGCAACCCGTAAGCGTGTTCTATCTCCGCTTCATAAGGCAATTAAGCCCGTGAATCAACTGCGCATGATGGAAGACTCATTGGTCATCTATCGTCTTGCACGTGCTCCGGAACGCCGTATTTTCTACATTGATGTGGGCAATCTTCCCAAGGGTAAGGCGGAAGAATATATGCGCACCATCATGAACCAATACCGCAACAAGCTGGTATATGATGCATCGACTGGTGAAATTCGCGACGACCGTAAACATATGTCGATGCTTGAAGACTTCTGGCTTCCGCGCCGCGAGGGCGGTCGCGGTACTGAAATCTCTACGCTTCCGGGCGGAGAGAACCTAAGTCAGATTGACGACATTCTGTTCTTCCAAAAGAAACTTTATCGCTGCTTGAATGTACCAATTAGTCGTATGGAGCCAGAAACTCCATTCAGCCTTGGTAGAACCACAGAAATTTCACGTGATGAGGTTAAGTTCCAGAAGTTTGTCGACCGTCTGCGCAAGAAGTTCTCGATCATGTTCTTTGATTTACTTCAGACTCAATTGATGCTCAAGGGTATCATTACCGAAGAAGATTGGCCGCAGATTCGTGAGGACATGACGGTCGACTTCCGTCAGGACAATTACTTCACCGAGCTAAAAGAAGCAGAAGTCCTTACCGGGCGTATTGAACTCCTGAATGCTGCACAACCGTTTATCGGCAAATACTTCTCCGACACGTGGGTCCGCCGTAATATCCTACGCCAGACCGACGAGGACATTGAGATGATGGATGCCGAAATGAATGAGGATGGTTCGGCTCAGGCAGCTGAAGAACAAAGAATGGCAGAAATTGAAGCTATGGCAAATCCGGCACCCGAAATGCCTCCGAGTAAGTAGTGTTTAGATACAAAAACATATAAATAGCTTCATAATGAATAACGATATTACCACAATGATTAAAGCATTGGCGTCCGGAAAAGCCTCGGAAGCCAATGAGAACTTTACTCGCGTGATGACATCTAAGATTAATGCCGTTCTTGATGAACGCAAGGTATCTTTGGCTTCGGAACTTTACAACAAGAAAACAACTTCAGAAGTTAAATAATATGCAAGATTTTATTAATTCTGTTCGTTCGGTTATCACTGAGGCGAATGCCGATGATTATGCGCATGATGCAACCAACATTGCGAACTCACATTCTCAACACGCAACCAAAAAAGAGTACCATAAACAAGCCAGCAAGATGCATCAGCTTGCTCACGACCGCCACGAGGATATTGCCAGACGAACACAGGGTGACAAATATCACGGTCTGATTATGCAGCATCATAAGAATATGATTGCATTCCACAATTCAGAAGCAGAATAATTTTAAATGAAACTCATCACAGAACATCTTGATAGCGACATCGGTTACATTACCGAAGGCGTCGGTGCAGAAAAGAAAACCTATGTTGAAGGTGTTTTTATGCAAGCCGAAAAAGCCAACCGTAATGGTCGCATCTATCATTACCGTGTTCTTGCTCCAGCTGTAACAAAGTATGTAAACGAGCAAGTTGCGACGGGTCGTGCAGTTGGTGAACTAAATCACCCAGATGGTCCTACCGTAAACCTTGATAAGGTCTCGCATCGCATTACCTCTCTTAAATGGGACGGACACAATGTAATGGGTAAGGCACTCATCCTCAATACTCCGATGGGTAACATCGTAAAGGGTCTTGTTGAAGGCGGAGTTCGTCTTGGTGTTTCAAGCCGTGGTATGGGTTCCCTGGAACGCAGCGGCAGTGTTATGGCTGTAAAGCCAGACTTTGTACTTTCTACCATTGATATTGTTCAGGATCCTTCTGCACCAGAAGCATTCGTGAATGGTATCATGGAAGGCGTTGAATACTTTGTTCGCGGTAATGAAATCATTGCCGAGAAGATTCAAAAAGAAATCAACCGCACACCGTCCAAGCAGCTTATTGAAGCGCAGGTACGCGTGTTCAAAAACTTTCTCGATGCAATTGTTCTCAAATAATTGCTCAAGACTTTCTATTATGGGTAAAACTGAAGATGTTAATTATGGCAACGTGAATACATCTAAGGTGATTCGTGAATTCACAGAGACTGATCACAAGCAATTCTCGCTTGGTATCCTCTCTAAACTTTAACCACTATACAATTATAGTAGGCTAAATCTAAAACAAATATGTCACACACATCAAAAGATCAAATTGATCTCATTGAAGACATCACTGTTGAGGAACTACTTGCTGATGGACTCGTTGAAAATGTTGAAGTTTCTGGCGAGGAACAAGGCAAGAAGAAGCTTGATGACAAAGAAGGTACCGCGGATGCTCCAGTAGCAAATGCTGTACCGGTGGGTGCTCCTGAAGCGGATGCTGTAAAACCAGCCGCCGATGCAGTTGCGTCCGCAGTAAGTGCTGCTCCAGTGGCGATTGCGCCACATTCTCTGGGAAAACCAGAGTCTCCAGCACTTGCACCAGAGGTTCAAAAGGCAGCTGATTCGGTAAACGCAGCAATTGCTGCGGCTCCTGAAGCAGAAGCTCCACAAACTAAAGCTGGGCTCATCAACGCAATGTACCAACATATGTCGTCCATGAAGACTGAGGATCTCGCCAATATTTACAGCTCTTTAAAATCTCCAAAAGAGATGCCAGAAGCTGAAGAACCAAAGGCAGGATCCGAAGACGATTCCGAAGCTGAAAAAGCCGACGAAAAAGGTGAAGACGAACAGCAACCAGAAGCAGAGAAATCTGCTGCTGACAAAGCTGAAGATGACAAAGAACAAGAAGATAAGAAAGAAGATGACGTTAAGGAAAACCTTGATGTCCTCTTACAGGCTGAAACCTCTCTTTCAGAAGCCTTCCGTTCTAAAGCATCCGAACTGTTCGAATCTACTGTTAAGGCCAAACTTGCAGAAGAAGTCTCCCGCATTGAGGAAAACTACCGCACCCAACTGGATGAAGAAACAACTAAAATTGCTTCTTCTCTCTCAGAAAAGGTCGACAGCTATCTTAGCTATGTCGTAGGTACCTGGATGGAAGAGAACAAAGTTGCAATCGAATCTGGTCTTCGCACCGAAATCGCTGAAAATTTCATTAACGCATTAAAGAATGTGTTCACTGAAAGCTACATCGAAGTTCCACAAGGCAAGGAAAATCTTGTTGATACCCTCAATAAGAATGTTGCTTCCCTTGAAGAACAGCTGATGAAGGCAACCGAATCCAACATGAAACTCAATGAGTCTGTAAACGCTCTCAAGCGCAATCAGATTATCGCTGAGGCTTCAGTAGGTCTTGCTTCAACAGAAGCAGTCAAGCTCACCACTCTTACAGAAGGCATCGACTTTGAAGATGCTGAATCTTTCTCAAAGAAGGTTCAGTCGGTCAAAGAGTCTTACTTCCGCAAGATTGTTAAGAAGTCCAAAGAAAATGAAGTAGAAACCGCCGTACTTAATGAATCAGATCACGAAAATGACCTGACTCCCGTAATGGCAGCATATTCTTCAGCAATTACCCGCACACTCAAGTCATAAACAATTTAACTCCTAACTAAAGGAATTAACTCATATGTTCAACTCAGAAAAACTCCAAGAAAAGTGGAATCCTATCATCAACCATAAGGATCTCCCAGCAATCAAAGATAACTACCGCCGCTCAGTCACAGCGTGCATTCTTGAAAATCAAGAAAAAGCACTCCGTGAAGAACGCGCTCAGTCTTCTTTCCAAGGTCTTAATGAGACCGCAACTAATGCAACTGGCGCAGGCATCGCAAATTGGGATCCAATCCTGATCAGCCTCGTCCGCCGTTCAATGCCAAACCTGATCGCCTACGACATCGCTGGCGTTCAACCAATGTCTGGCCCAACCGGTCTGATCTTCGCTATGAAGAGCAGATACTCCACACAAGCTGGAACTGAAGCCCTCTTCAATGAAGCCAATTCAGCATTTGCTGGTAGTGGTTCGCAGGCTTCAAATTCTTCTTCACTTCCAGCCGTTACAGGCGGAAGCGGCGCTGATGCTGATGGAGTTCATAACTCCTTCGCAGTTGGCACCGGTATGACGACAGCAGAAGCTGAAGCTCTCGGTTCCGGTTCTTCCGGTGCTGGTGAATTCGGCGAAATGGCATTTAGCATCGAGAAAGCAACCGTGACTGCAAAGACACGCGCCCTCAAGGCTGAATACACGATGGAACTTGCTCAAGACCTCAAGGCCGTTCACGGTCTCGATGCAGAATCTGAGCTTGCTAACATCCTCTCTGCTGAAATTCTCGCTGAAATCAATCGCGAAGTTATCCGCACGATCAATGTGAAAGCCAAACTCGGTGCACAGCAAGCAAATATGGCTGCTACCGGTACCTTTAACCTTCTCACCGACTCTGATGGTCGTTGGTCCGTTGAAAAGTTCAAGGGTCTTCTTGTTCAAATCGAACGCGAAGCAAATGTGATCGCAAAAGAAACACGTCGTGGCAAGGGTAACTTCATCCTCTGCTCTTCAGACGTTGCAACCGCACTCGCGGCTGCTGGCGTACTGGATTACGCTCCAGCCCTCAGCACAAACCTCGAAGTTGACGACACCGGCAACACCTTTGCTGGTGTTCTCAATGGTCGTACCAAGGTTTATATTGATCCATATGCTACCGATGACTACGTCACCTCTGGCTACCGTGGAACAAATCCATACGATGCAGGTCTCTTCTATGCTCCATACGTTCCACTCACAATGGTACGTGCGGTTAACCCAGGAGATTTCCAACCACGTATCGGATTCAAAACCCGTTACGGCATGGTCGCTAACCCATTCGCTGAATCAACTTCAGTGAACGGCGTTGGAACCAATCGCGCCAACAGATACTTCCGCATCTTCGCGGTCAAGGGTATCTTGGACAATGGCTAATCAGTCTCGGTATCTCTATTGATACCGGTTTTTAAAGAGGGGAGTCTGAAAAGGCTCCCCTTTTTAGTTTATAAATACTTGTATGAATAACCTTACCCAGAACAAAAACTACCTTTCACCAACCGGGTTTAAGGTTACAATTGCTTCGAATGAATTTGCAAATTTGGAATACTTTTGTACCTCTACGTCAATTCCGGCACTGAGCATTGGAGAAATCGCCACACCGTTTCAATCACAGCAAGCATATGTTCCGGGAGATCGTTTGGATTATGCTCCCTTTGAAATGAATTTTATCCTCTCCGAAAACATGGAGAATTACATTGAAATCTATAACTGGATTCGTGCAAACACACAGGAAAATAAATTCAAGTATTGCGATATTATTCTTCATATTTTAACTTCGTCGAATACATCGAATAAGAAAATTCGATATGTCGATGCATTTCCGGTAAGTGTTAGCGCGATCCAATTTATCACACAGAACACTAATGTGGAATACGCTACGGCCGATGTTACTTTTAGATATACGAGATTTGAATTCATCTGATTTAGGATAGGATAAATAATACTATATTATGATTACACTTGATGACCTATTGGCAATGTGGAAAAAAGATGCTGAAATTGATGAGATGAATTTGGATGAGGCTTCGCAGAAGACCGCTAAGGTTCACGCAAAGTACCTTGAGCTGATCTCCATTACAAAGCTCCAACTCAAGAAGAAAGAGCTTGACCAGAAAATCCTATTAAAGGACAAATGGCTCTACTTTAATGGCAAGATGACCCAGGAAGAAATGACTGCTCGTAATTGGCCATACGATCCATTCAATGGACTTAAAATCATGAAGTCTGACCTCGAGTATTACTTTAATGCGGATACCGAGCTTCAGAAGTCGGAAGAAAAAATTATTTACCTCAAGACTCTGGTAGAAACCCTTGAAGAAATCATGGGAACTCTCCGCTGGCGCCATACGCATATCAAGAATATGATTGATTGGCGGCGCTTCACATCGGGAGGTTAATATGTCCGACATTCTTAAAATCCGCAAGAAGAATGAGGTGTTCGTTCACATCGAATGTGAACCATCAATTGCAAATGAGTTATCCGAATTCTTTACATTCTTTGTTCCTGGCTATAAGTTTATGCCAGCCTACAAAAACAAGTTTTGGGACGGAAAGATTCGCCTCTTCGACTCGCGGTTAAAGACCATCTATGGCGGGCTGCTTCCTTACATCAAGGAGTTTGCGGAGACTCGTAAATGTGAGATTGAGTATGTCGATGATCCTTACTACGGATTACCTCATACGCAAGAACTTATTGATCCGAACGAGCTTGCTGAATTTATTGCCAGCCTAAATCTCTATGCTCACGGTAAGTCGATTGAGCCTCGTGATTACCAGGTCGAAGGCATTGCTCACGCACTTGCTCACTGGAGAACATTACTGCTGAGCCCGACGGCTTCGGGTAAGTCACTCATTATCTATGTGTTGATCCGTTGGTATCTTTCCAAATACAATAAGAAAGTATTGCTGATTGTTCCTACAACTTCTCTTGTGGAACAGATGTACAAAGACTTTGGCGACTATGCCACATTGGAAGAATCATGGAACGTTGAAGCCACCTGCCATAGAATTTATTCTGGCAAAGAGAAAATCAATATTCAGCAGCGTGTGGTTATTACTACATGGCAGTCCATTTACAAGATGCAAGCCACGTGGTTCGAACCGTATGGTATGGTCATTGGCGATGAAGCTCACAATTTTAAAGCCAAATCATTGGCTGCGATCATGGAAAAACTCCGAGATGCAAAGTTCCGTATCGGTACTACGGGCACACTGGACGGAACGCAGACACATAAATTAGTTCTTGAAGGTCTGTTCGGTCCTGTTTATAAAGTTACTAGCACGAAGGAACTTATCGAACAGAATGCTCTTTCCGACCTTGACATTTCCGTGCTGTTACTGAAATACAGTGATGAGTTATGCCAAGCCGCAAAGCAGTTTGATTACCAAGCAGAGATTGATTTTATTGTTGCAAATGAGGCTAGAAATAAATTTATTCGGAATCTAGCTCTTGCTCAGGAAGGTAACACTCTGGTGCTTTACAACTATGTTGAGAAACACGGTAAACCTCTTTATGAGATGATTAACGAAAGGCTGAATGAGATGCCACGCCGCACTCGTAAGCTATTCTTTGTTTCTGGAAGCGTGGATACCGACGAACGTGAACGCATCCGTGAGATTACAGAAGGAGAGAAAGACGCAATCATTGTGGCTTCCATGGGTACATTTTCTACAGGTATAAATATAAGAAACCTACACAACATCGTGTTTGCTTCTCCTTCAAAATCTCAGATTCGTGTGCTTCAGTCTATCGGACGTGGACTACGCAAGTCAGACAATGGAGTTGCCACAAAGGTATTTGACATTGCCGATGACCTTCACTGGAAGAAATCTCGTAACTACACACTGGATCATGCTGCTGAAAGAATTAAACTATACTCCAAGGAAAAGTTTAATTATAAAATCTATGAGGTATCACTATGAACATGTATGACCTCTGTATGATTCTAAAGCTGACCTCTGGAGAATCCATTCTTTGCCAGGTTCTTTCGGATCAAGATGAAAACATTCTTATTCGAGACCCTCTTCAAATTAACATTATCACTCTTCCTACACCGGAAGGCGTCAAAGCCACAACTTATTATGCTCCATGGTTTCAAGGGACAAAATCAAGAATCCACATGATTCGGAAAATGCACATTCTAAGTGCAGCCATTCCAGATGAAACAACTAAAGATGAATACGCAAGAATTGTGGCTGAGAGACATGATGAGGAAGCTCCAGAGCCAACAAACAAAAAGAAGGAAGAATCCTGGCTCGACCAATTGAATTTTAAGTTTAACTCGGATCAAGACCGTCATAAGAACTAGTATTCCTTATGTTGAATAGAGATTCATTATAACAGCGAATTCGGAGATGTAAACAATAAATTTACATTTACCTTTTATAAATGTTCGATCATTTGTTGTTTACAATGTATGGTTAATGGTATAATGTTATGAGTATTATTAAATTATGGAAATAGAAAAACCTTTAAAACCTTCCAAAAGAGAAGGAGTGCATTACGTTAACAACCGTGAGTTCTCTCAGAACGTAGTTGATTATGTCAACTCGGTTAAAAAAGCCAAAGAAAGTGGCACGGAGATACCACGTATCACAGAATACATAGGTCGTTGCTTTCTTCGCATTGCAGAGGGTCTGTCTCATAAACCTAATTTTATTCACTACACCTACCGCGAGGAGATGGTGATGGACGGAGTAGAAAACTGCATTAAGGCCATCATGAATTACAATATTGAGGCTGCTACACGCACTGGTTCTCCTAATGCCTTTGCCTATTTCACGCAGATCAATTACTATGCTTTCATCCGTAGAATCATGAAGGAGAAGAAGCAGCAAGACATTAAGTTCCGTTACATCGAGCATGCAGGCATTACCGACTTCATGTCTGAGAGCTTGGACAGTTCCGAATTCACTTATGGTGTGGAGACCGGTTTTATTGATGTCCTCAAGAATAGAATTGATAAGGTAAAAACAGTGGATAAAGAGGTAAAGGAATTTAAAAAGAAGGTAAAAACATTGGATAAAGAGGTAAAGGAATTTAAAAAGAAGGTAAAAACAGAACTTGAATTTTTTATGTCAGAGGTATAAAATTAAAACAATCATTAAAATATGAATCTTAAAAACGTTTTCGCAAAATCTGAGGTCGATCCTCAAAATTATTATTGGTTTAACAAAGGGTTTTCTTCGGAAGAACTTGACAAAATATCTCGTGAGGTAGAATTATTACCGTTTAAGGAAGCAACTACTTTTGGTTCAAAGGAACAAGAAAAAAAAATTAGAAGCTCAAGCATTAAATGGATACCTCAAAATGATAATTGGTCGTGGCTATACGATAAACTTATGGAACAGGTTGTGGAAGCAAATAAAGCTGTATGGAATTTTGATTTAATATCTGCAAATGAACTAATTCAATATACGGAATACTACGATGTTGCCGGAGGTCATTACACTTGGCATCAAGATATAGGACCAGGAATTGGTTCCTTAAGAAAAGTATCTATTACCGTGCAGCTTTCCGATACAGACGATTACGAAGGAGGAAATTTAGAAATTTGGAGTGGAGGAGAAAACGTTAAAGTTGCTCCGAGAGGTCGAGGTAATGTAGTTATTTTTCCTTCGTATATGATGCACAGAGTCACACCGGTTACTAAAGGTACTCGAAAGTCTTTTGTTCTTTGGGTTGGTGGAGAACATTATAGATAATGAAAATAGCTATTCTGAATGATAGTCATACCGGTGCCAGAAATGCATCCGGTATCTTTCTCGACTACTTTGCCAAATTCTACAATGAAGTGTTCTTTCCTTATTGCGACAAGAACGACATTAAACAAATTATTCATCTTGGTGATTTCTATGATCATCGAAAGTACATTAACTTTACTGCGCTAAACCACAACCGTAAGACCTTTCTGGAGCCCATGGTCGAACGTGGAATGATGATGGACATTATTCCTGGTAACCATGATGTAGTGTACAAGAATACAAACGACCTTTGCTCTCTAAAAGAGCTCCTTGGTTACTTTGTGAATAACATCAATATCATTATGACTCCAAGGGTAATGCAGTATGGCTCTTGCAGAATTGCAATGCTTCCATGGATCAATCCAGAGAACCATGTAGAGTCAATGAATTTTATCCAAACCTGTGATGCCCCCATCCTGGGGGCACACTTGGAACTTGCAGGCTTTGATATGCAACCTGGTATCGCGGCAACTCACGGTGAATCTCCAGATGCGTTTAAACGCTTTGAAGCCGTACTGTCGGGACACTATCATACTAAATCCACCAAGGGTAATATCCACTATCTCGGCACTCAGTTTGAAATGACTTGGGCAGATGTAGATGACCCAAAGTATTTTCATGTGTTCGATACGGAGACTCGGGAAATCACTTCGGTAAAAAATCCTCTTACTATCTTCTCAAAGTTTATTTATGATGAGAAATATGATATTGATGGTATTGATGTGAGTACCTTCGATCATCACTTCGTCAAGATTGTGGTTAAATCAAAGAAAGACCTTTTCAAGTTCGACCGATTTCTCGATCGGCTCCAGAAACGTCCGATTCACGAAATTAAAATTGCAGAGAACTTTGATGAATTTTTGGCTTCCAATGTTGAGCAGGATGCGTTAGAATCTATATCGGATACCGGAGAGTTGTTAAATAGTTATGTGGACGCAGCAGAAACATCCCTCGATAAGGATGCGCTAAAGTCCAAGCTAAGAGAACTCTACGCCGAAGCTCAAAATTTAGAAATAGTATGATTGTTTTCAAGTCTCTTAAATACAAAAACTTCCTCTCAACAGGCGATTACTTTACCAGTATCGACCTATTGAAAAGCCCCACCACACTTATTGTGGGGCATAATGGTTCGGGTAAGTCCACCATCCTTGACGCACTCTCTTTTGCACTCTTTGGTAAGCCTCACCGTGACATCAATAAGCCACAACTAGTCAATTCAATTAACAATAGAGATTGTATTGTGGAAGTTGAGTTTAATGTGGGTCCAGCTGCTTTCCGTATTGTCCGTGGTCTCAAGCCTGGTATCTTTGAAATCTACCAGAACAGTGTCCTTATTAATCAGGAGTCGCATAGTCGAGACTACCAGAAAATCCTTGAGCAAAACATACTCAAGCTGAACCATAAATCATTCCACCAGATTGTGGTACTTGGTTCATCTTCGTTTGTTCCTTTCATGCAGCTACCCAACAATGCGCGCAGAGAGGTCATTGAGGACCTATTGGACATTAACATCTTCACGAAGATGAACATTGTGCTCAAGGAGCGTAGTGCCAAGCTAAGAGAACTCCTCACCAATACCAACTATGAGATTGATCTTATTCGTGAAAAGATTAAGATGCAGGAGAAGTACATTGGTGACCTTAAGAACCTAGATGCCGAGAATGTTGCAAAGAATGTAGTACAGATTCAAGAGCTTCAGAAGGAGATTGACGAACTTATATCGGAAAACGATGGCATCAATAAGACCATAGGTAATGAGCTTGAGACCGTCAAGAAAGAATCACTGAGGCTCACAAACATGAAGAATAAGTTGGCAACGTATCAGACTCAGATCGAAGCCAAGATTAAAGCATTGGTCCGTGACGCCAAGTTCTATGAGGAGAACAATAATTGCCCAACGTGCGCACAGGTGCTTGATGCGGCATTTAAGGATGAAAAGTTGGGTAAGGTAAAGCTAAAGAACGATGAACTGTCTCAAGCAAGAAATGATCTTATTGATGAGCTGAATGCTGTTGGTGATGAAATTAATGCTGTTACCGAAAAGCTGAATGGTTATTCAAAGCTGCATAACATAATCTTTTCGAACAATATGACGGTGTCTTCAATCCAGAAGCAAATCAAACTACTGGAAGCTGAATCTGCCAAGAGTAAGAACACCGACATTGCTTCTGCTGAAACCGCACTATCCGATTTAAATTCTAATTCGGGTGAACTGAATGACCGCCGCGCCGGTTATTATGAGGAAGGTACCTACAATCAAGCCATCTCGGAAATGCTGAAGGACACTGGCATCAAGACCAAGGTCATTCGTCAGTATCTACCGGTAATGAATAAACTCATTAATGGTTACCTTCAGGTGCTTGATTTCTTTGTCTCATTCAATCTTGATGAAGCCTTTAATGAGACCATCCGTTCACGTCACCGTGATGATTTCTCCTATGCTTCCTTTTCGGAAGGCGAGAAACAACGCATCGACCTTGCCCTTCTCTTCACGTGGCGCCAGATTGCCCGTATGAAGAATTCTATTTCCACAAATCTATTGATTCTGGATGAGACCTTTGATTCCAGTATGGACTCCGATGGTGTGGAGAATCTAATCAAGATTCTAAAGACTCTGGAGGACAATACAAATGTCTTCATTATCAGTCATAAAACCGACGCTTTGGACGGTAAATTCAGCGCAAAACTAGAGTTCTACAAGGAAAAGAACTTTAGCCACTGTAAGTAAAATAAGCATAAGTTATTGATGGTATTACACTTATTTTTAGTGTACGCCATTCCGTCATTATTTGTTTTACTTCTATGTGTTTTCAACATATAGTAGTACCATAATGAATAACGGATCACAACAACAATCAATGCTGGCTCGCCTGCTGTCGAAGGAGAACATTTCTGTTCAACACGGCAAGTTCCAGACCGCCTTCTTTGACGTGAAAAACCGAGTGCTTGGTCTGCCAGTCTGGAAAGACAAAGGCAAGGACGTGTACGACCTCTTGGTCGGTCACGAGGTCGGTCACGCCCTCTACACTCCCCGCGATGCTTTGGACGGCAAACTCCCCTGCCGCAAGGACTACCTCAATATCGTTGAGGACGTTCGCATCGAGAAAATGATTCGTGCGACCTACCCCGGTCTTGTTGGCTCTTTCCGTCGTGGTTATGACGTGCTCAATGCCGAGGATTTCTTCGGTATCAAAGGCAAAGACGTCCAGACTCTTGCCATCGGCGACCGTGTCAATCTCAAAGCCAAATTGGCTTCCGCCATCGACATTACTTTTTCTTCCACCGAGCAATCCGTGGTCAATCAGGTGATGGCTGTTCAGACCTGGGACGACGTTGTGGCTGCTGCCATCGCGCTTCAAAATTTGGCTCAGGCTCAAGCCGAGCAAAATCCTAGCACCGAAGGCGAAGCCCGTACTAATAAAACACCCAAGCCCGGCGATCAACAGCAAGAAGCCGACCCCACGGCTCAAGGCGAGCCTATGGAAGGTGAACCTGGTGAAAATGAAGCCGACGGTGGCAGTGATGAATCCAAGGACGGCGATGCCGACCTCAAGGACGCTATTGAAAAAGCCCTTGACGACGCTATGGGCAATCCTAGCAAGCCCTCAAAAGACCAATCCGCTCCTACCCAGGACGCCAACGGCGACGAACAAAAAGCCGATGCTGCTCCCAAGTCGGAATTTGACCCAAACCATCAGGGTGTTGTGCCGGAAATCACCACCAACTCTCACTTTGAAAAACAAGCCAAGACGCTTGTCGACAACAGCAACGAGGTTCGTAACACGAATTATGTCACCATTCCCTCTAAACAAGATTTAGCTGAAATGATTGTCTCGAATGAGACCATCACCAAGGACCGTGACGCCGCTTGGCAAAAACACATTGAGAATTACAGCGGTACCCGTCCGACCTACTCCAAGGAATACGCCGAATTCATTGCGAGCACCAAGAAGTTTGTGGGTGTGCTGAGTAAGGAATTCGAGATGCGCAAAGCCGCCTATCAATACAACCGTGCCACCGTCTCTCAAACTGGTATCCTAAATGTCAACAAATTACACAGTTACAAAATTACCGACGACATTTTCCTGAGTGTAACTCAATTGGCCAATGCAAAAAGCCATGGTATGATGATGTTCATTGACTATTCTTATTCAATGAATATGACAATCAAGTACGTTCTTAAACACGTGATCAATCTCAGCATGTTCTGCAAAGCCACCGGTATCCCTTTCCAGGTGTATGGTTTTACTGGCGACAATGATTCACGTCCTTATGTTTCTCCCGGCGATCAAACTCTGGGTCGCAAAGACGGTCAGATCATTGTTGACAATATTGTAATTCTCGACCTTATTAACTCTTCAATGTCCAAGAGTCAATATCAAGCCGCCCTCAAAGCTATTTTTGATCAGACTCAAAATGGTTACGTTCAATCTAAATATGAACGCCTTGGCAACACTCCCTTAAATGAGACGATCATCTTGGCTCACGACCTCGTCAATAAATTCAAAGCCAAACACAAAGTTCAGAAAATGACCACGGTGTTTCTTACCGACGGCGAAGGTCAACACCTCCGTACGTTTACAACCGCCGCATACAATGAGAATCGTCTGACTCCTGCATATGAAACCAACATTGACTTCACCCTCAATGGTCGCCGTGTAAAATCTCCTCGCGGCAATCTTACCGACGAACTCATCAGAAATCTGCGCATTACCACTGGTACCAAAGCTATTGGTTTCTTCATCCCTTCCAGCACTTCGAATGCTCAACGCGACGTGGTGAATGCGCTTCAAAGCCGTCCAAAAAAGACCGATTACAACACCGCCTACACTCTCTGGCAGACCAAACTGTCCAAGGACTACAAGAAAAACAAATCTGTTGCCGTTGAGGATGGTTTTGGTTATGATCAGTACTTCGTGGTTGCTTCTGGTTCCGACCTCGATACCGAAGACGAAGACCTCACCATCACCACGGGAATGACCCGCGCCAAGATGGCCAAGGCTTTTTCCGAATTCTCCAAGTCAAAACAAGTAAACCGTGTGTTTGTTTCTAAGTTTGCCGAAACAATTTCCTAACGGTTATTGATTATCAACAACTTACACCATATCTTTATGATTTACTTTCATACAGTTTAATGTATGATAGTACTATAACAATTGATTGACCTTCTATATTATGAAATCAGCATCGCTCACTATCCTCGCTTCCCTTAAGGAGCTTCATCCCGACGTTACGGTTTTCCGCCGTAAGGTCATCGACACCTTGGCCGCAAAACATGGTTTCGTTGTAAAGGAATACATTGATCTATTTGCAGATGCCTACCGCGTCCACAAGGGTACGTATGACTATACGAGTCTCCTTCGGTCTACCAAGTTGGCCACCGTTTCCGAAACGGTTCCTATGACTCCGGCTCCTGCCACGATGAAACTGGCGACCTCTGTGAATTCCATCGTCAACACCGATGCTTACATTCCGCAAAGCGATCCTACCTACATTCGCTGGGGCGAGTTCTCCGACATTTCCACCGTGATCAAATCGCGGTCATTCTATCCCATCTTTATTGCTGGTCTGTCGGGCAATGGTAAAACTATGATGGTCGAACAAGCCTGCGCGGCTGCCGACCGTGAATACATTCGCGTTCAGATTTCACCAGAAACCGACGAAGACGATCTGATCGGTGGCTTCCGTCTCCTCAACGGCGAGACCGTGTTTGCCAAAGGTCCCGTGGTTAAAGCCATGGAACGTGGCGCCATTCTCCTCGTGGATGAAATCGACCGTTCCACTAACAAAATCATGTGTCTGCAAGGCGTGCTGGAAGGTAAGCCAATCATGATTAAAAAGACTGGCGAGGTCATTCGTCCTGCTGCCGGCTTCAATGTGATTGCCACTGCCAATACCAAGGGTAAAGGTTCCGAGGATGGTCGTTTTGTGGCTGCTACGGTTATTGACGAAGCCTTCCTCGAACGCTTTGTGTGCACCATCGAGCAAACGTATCCACCATTGGCTACCGAACGCAAAATCGTTGTGAAGCACATGGAAAAATTCAATGCCGTCGACGAAGAGTTTGCCGATAAACTCGTGACCTGGTCGGAAGTCATTCGCAAGACGTTCGCCGATGGCGGCGTTGATGAAATCATTTCCACTCGTCGCCTGTGCCATATCGCACACACCTTCTCCATCTTCCGCGACCGGCTCAAGTCTATCAATATGTGTATCTCTCGGTTCGACGACGACACCAAACTCGCCTTCGCCGACCTTTACTCTAAGATCGATGCTTCGGTTGCTCCTGCTCCAGCAGCTGCTCCCACTCCTGCTCCAGAAGCCGCTCAACCCGCGTTCTGAAAATAAATCCACTTTGTTGTTTACAAACACAAGCAACAGTATATGATTCTCTTATGGTTGAATTGGTCCCTTCAATCATAAGCAACTAAAACAATAGGACCAAACTGAAAGATAGATAATATGAATAGCAATACATCCACCCAGAAAGCTCGCCTGTTTAAACTTCTTGCCAAAGGCACAGAGGTTACCATTGCCGAAGCCGCTCAACGCCTCAGCATCGCGAACCCATCTGCGGTCGTAGCTCAACTTCGTGAAGATGGTTTCCCCATCTACACGAACCGCCGTAAGAATGCCCAAGGTCAAACGGTCTATAAGTACCGTCTTGACACTAAGGCTCTTGCCAGCGCCTAATAGGTGAACTACAACGGCTGCAGGACTTAACACCCTGCAGCCCTTTTCTTTTCCATGGAACAACAACAGATTGAGCAACAGTCTCCCCTTGAAGGTCGCAAATACGATTCGGACAAGCCAGAATATGGTTTGATTCCTCCGTTTGCACTTGAGGAGCTTGCTCATGTTCTTACCATCGGAGCCAAGAAATATGCCCGAGAGAATTGGAGACATGTACCAGAAGCCGAACGTCGGTATTATGATGCACTCCAACGCCATCTCTGGGCATGGAAACGTGGTGAGCGTTTCGATCCTGAAACGGGCCGACATCACCTGGGACACGCAGCCGCGTGCCTCTTTTTTCTTTACGAACATGATACAGGACACGCAGACACAACCTTTTAATTTATGAAACTATCAGAAAATACAATCAACCTCCTCAAGAACTTTGCCGGAATTAATCCGAATATGGTATTCAAGGCTGGCAGTTCTATTGCCACAATCGCCGAAGCCAAGAACATCATGGCATCCGCTACCGTCACCGAGACCTTTCCTCAGGAATTTGGTATCTACGACTTGAATGAATTCTTAAACACTCTCACTCTTGTAGACAATCCAGAACTGTCGTTCAGCGACGATTCAATTACCGTTAAGGATGGCAAGACCTCCATTCAATACTTCTATGCTTCCATGGACCTTCTTACGGCTCCGTCCAAGCAGGTAACAATGCCGAATCCAGAAGTCACCTTCATCCTTTCCGAGGACAACCTTAACAAGATTCGTAAGGCGTCAGCAGTCCTCGGACACGCCAACATTGAAATTAAGGGTGAAAATGGCAAGATTATTGTAAACCTTACCGATGCAAAGAATGCCTCGGCGAATAAATACTCCATCGTGGTTGATGAGAACAATGCTTGCAAAGAGGTTTTCTCATTCATCATGGTCATCTCGAACCTGAAAATGGTTTCTGGTGACTACACGGTAGAGATTAGTTCTAAATTAATCTCTCATCTAAAGCATACCACACTCCCGGTGGAGTATTGGATTGCGCTAGAAAAAACTTCGACGTTCGCCTAAGAAGTCGATAACCTAGGAAACCTATATGGACAACATTAAAGTAACACCAGAACAAGAACAGCAACCAGCAGCCACTCCGCAACTCAGTCTTAACGATCTTGCTGCAGTAGTTCAAATGATCGACGTTGTCTCCCGCCGTGGAGCCTTCGAAGGTTCAGAACTTACTGTAATCGGTGCGCTCCGAGGTCGCTTTGAAGCCTTTATAAAGGCAAGTGCTCCGAAGCCAACCGAAGAGCCAAAGCCAGAAGCTCAAGCCTAATTGTTCTAACTCCGTACGGACTTTTAGTGGGCAGTCATAAAAGAACCCACTACTTTTTATTATGAGCAATATTCCTACCTCGGCTGAAGACCGCAAAGCCATCCTTACAGCCTTCGATGAAATCTCCGAAGCTATGTCGGAAGTGCAAACCCAAAAGGAACAGATTCGTGAGATTCTAAAAGCACTGGAAGACAAATACAAACTTCCGACCAAGACGTTCCGTAAGGTCGCAATGATGTACCACAAACAGAATGTGGTTGAGTTTGAAAATGAAACTTCGGAGATAAAAGAGGTTTACAAGACCATTGTCACTGGTGTATAATATACTCCTATGTCAAACTCCAATGAATTCCTGTGGGTTGAAAAATACCGCCCACAAAAACTTGACGACTGTATCCTTCCAGAAAGTCTTCTAAAGACTTTTAAGAGTATCGTTGAGTCTGGTGAGATGCAGAACATGATTCTTGCTGGTACTGCAGGTCTCGGTAAGACAACTGTTGCACGCGCAATGTGTAACATGCTCGACCTTGATTACATCATCATTAACGGTTCCGATGAATCGGGTATCGAAACTCTTCGTGTTAAAATTCGTCAGTTTGCATCATCAGTATCTTTACATTCAAAAGGTCCCAAGGTTATTATTCTGGATGAAGCAGATTACTTGCAAAAGAATTCAACTCAGCCAGCATTACGTGCTTTCATCGAAGAATTCTCCAATAACTGCCGATTTATTTTTACTTGTAATTTTAAGAACCGAATCATCGAGCCACTTCATTCTCGTTGCGCCGTTGTTGAATTTAATACTTCTAAGAAACAAATGGCATCTCTTGCCAATTCTTTCTTAAAGCGTCTTGAATACATTCTTAAAACCGAAGGTATTCAGTATGAACAAGCGGTCGTTGCAGAACTGATTCTCCGCTTTGCTCCGGACTGGCGCAGAGTTCTAAATGAGTGTCAACGCTACTCGGTTTCAGGTAAGATTGATTCGGGCATTCTTGTTAACTCATCTAATGTTAATCTTGAATCTCTTATTACAGCTCTTAAAAACAAGGACTTTAAAGCTGGTCGTTCATGGGTTACCAATAATATTGATGTTGAACCAGCGGCTGTTTTCCGTAAGATTTACGATGGCGTAACAGAATATGTCATGCCAGAAAGCATACCTCAGGTCATTGTTATTCTTGCCAAATATCAGTACCAGGATGCCTTTGTTGCCGACCACGAACTAAATCTAGTTGCCTGTCTTATCGAGCTTATGGCAAACTGTGAATGGAAGTAATATGAGCCCATTCGACTTCCTAAATGCCATCAATGACACCAAGATAAATGTCATGGTGGATGATATTGCCGAAAAGCAGTATCTTCCGTATATGGTAAACAGAGGTCTTTCATACTTTCCCGAAACGGCGATGTATGCCAACGAAATGAACCAGAACTACCATCTGGACGAGAGGCTCCAGTTCGACTATTTGATAAATAGTATCAGTAGGAAAAGACGATTCGGCAAATGGCTCAAAGCAACCGAATCTGAAGACCTCTTGATTGTTAAAGAACATTATGGATATAGTAATGAAAAGGCTAGATCCGCTTTGACGATTTTGAGTTCCGAACAACTAAACGAACTTAAACAAAGACAATTTAAAGGTGGACGCTCAACAACCAAATCAAAGCATTGATCCTATCCAAGGGACCGTCGTGGACGAAACCCCTGTGGCTTGGATTCCTGCAATGATGCTTGAGATTACCTTGAATGAGCCGGATGATTTCCTAAAAGTTCGTGAGACTCTCACTCGTATTGGTGTTGCCTCTCGTAAGTCTTCAAACAAGTTATACCAATCCTGCCATATCCTACACAAGCAGGGTCGCTATTTTATCGTACACTTTAAAGAATTGTTTTGCCTTGATGGTAAGCCTTCCAATCTAAATGTAAATGATTTACAAAGACGGAATACTATTGCCACGCTTCTTTCGGATTGGGGTCTAGTTAGCATTGTAAATGCAGAACAGTCTAAGGATAAGGCTCCACTCAGACAGATTAAGATCATTCCGTATCGCGATAAAGCTAATTGGGAATTGCTCCCAAAGTACAATATCGGTAATACGAAGTGATATAAATAACCTTGATGGCACTTACGCCATCAACCGGTAATGCCCTTCGGGGGTTATCGGAGATTACATAACCTTGCATAACTGGAGGTAAAATAACATGTCAGGAAATACATACACGTTCCCACGGTCAGCCTTTGTAGGCTTTGACCATCTCTTCAACGAGCTCAACAGAGTCTCCCTAAGAGAGGATACATACCCACCACATAATATCGTTTTCATTGATGACGATAATTTCTTGGTGGAAATCGCCGTTGCAGGATTCTCCAAGGAGAACCTCGATATTCAGCTAAAGGATTCTGTCCTTACTGTTAGCGGTGAGATGGAAGACGATCGAGTCTACAACCATAAGGGCATTTCGACCCGTAAGTTCACGAGAACTTTCACGTTGTCGGAATACGTTCAGGTAACTGGTGCAGACCTTAAGAATGGAATCCTTTCGATTCCTCTTACAAAGGTTGTACCAGAATCCGAACGCCCCAAGAAGATCGAGATTGGCTCGACCTTTATTCAGGACTAATTAATTCTTAGTTAGTCTTTTTGTGAGTGGTGACTTTTCGGTCACCACTCTTTTTTGTTTACATATTAACAATTGATGTATAGGATTGTACAGTGAATTATTACCTTACAGTATTTGACTCCATCTTCGATAATAAGACGGACAAGAAAGTCACCATGGGTTCATGGGAGGACTTTGAAAAACTTATGTTTCAACTCTTCAAACTTCCTGGTTACAAAGCCAAGAAGGGAGAGAAAAAGAAATCGTCGTCGCTGATTTCTCCCGCCATTTACACAGAAGGCGCAACACGTTCAAATGCAAATGTGATTGGTTGGGGCGGTTGGGCTGCACTCGATGTTGACGAATATGATTGTTCCTTTGCGGAAGCAGCCGAACGATATGTAAAGTACAGTCATATTTGTTATTCAACCGCATCATCGCGTCCAGAAAAAAAGAAGTTCCGTGTAGTGTTTCAGTTAAACAAGATTGTTCCAGCCGACAAGATTCGGCATTTTTGGTATGCCTTGAACAAGCATTTTGGTTCTATTGGGGACGAACAGACTAAGGATTTAAGCCGAATGTACTATGTACCGGCTCAGTATCCTGATGCCGATAATTTCATTCTCGTGCGCCCAGCAGAAATTATGGACCCCGATGTAATTATGGCGCAACATCCATATTCCGAGAAGCCATCCATAACTCTCATGGACAAGTTTCCCGCAGCAATTCAAATCGAGATTTTAAAGCACCGTAAGGAACAAGCCAACAACAATACAATCACCTGGAACTCCTATCTCGACTGTCCCTTTGTAAACAAGACACTCATTAAGGAATACAAATCAATTTCATCCATAGATGGTTCCGGAAGATACCGAATGATCTATAAGATTATGTCCAGCATTGCGTGTAATGCGGTGAAGAAACGCTATCCCATCACGAGTTTACAGATTGCAGAGATGGTAAGAGATTTGGATAGGGATACCGCAAGAATCTACCAGAAACGTCCTCTACATACGGAAGCTGATAGAGCTATTGAGTTTGCCTACAAAACGGTCACTTTTTGATTTACATCCTTCAGCGGTTGGTATAGTATTATTGAATGGAATTTTACACCAACGTCCAAACCTATGGCGACCATATTCTTTATCGCGGCTATCGTGATGGTCTCCGAGTAAAGGACAGAGTCAATTTCAAGCCCACATTGTTTCTCGGTGTTGACGAGGCTCAGTCGCCTTACATGTCGCTTACGGATGTTCCGGTAAAGCCAAATGTTTTTGGTTCTCTAAATGATGCCAAGGAGTTTGTTGAAATGTATTCCCACACCGGCAAGGTGTATGGTAATACCCGCTGGGTCACAAACTTTATTCAGAATCAATTTCCGGATGAAATCAAATTCAATCGTGACATGGTTAATGTTGCGTCATTGGATATTGAAGTGCATTCGGACGAAGGCTTTCCCGACCCCGACCGCGCGGAATATCCCATCACCGTCATTACGGTTAAAAACAATCACTCCGACTCGTTCAACGTGTGGGGTGTAAAAGCCTTCGATCCCGAGCAATCTATTTTTGCCGGTAAGGTATCCTACACGCAGTATCGCAGCGAGGAAGAAATGCTTCAAGGCTTCCTCGACTGGTGGTCGAACACACAGAACATGCCAGACATCCTGACTGGATGGAACTCTAGGTTCTTCGACGTTCCCTACATTATCAACCGGATCAGCAAACTCCTTGGCGAGAAAACGTGCACAAAGTTATCTCCATGGCCAACAATCAAAGGTTGTATTCGTCAGAAAAATGTAACCATTATGGGTCAGATGAAACTGTCCTATGAAATCGTTGGCATCTCTCAGCTCGACTATCTCGATCTCTTCCGTAAATTCACTTTAAATACCTACGGCAATCAGGAGTCCTACAAACTCGGACACATTGCTCATATCGTGCTGAACGAGACAAAACTCTCCTATGCCGAATACGGAAGCCTCGGTGGGCTCTACAAAAACAACTTTCAAAAGTATGTCGATTACAATATCAAGGACGTTGAACTTCTGGAACGCCTCGAGGATAAACTCGGGCTCATTACCTTGGTTCTTACGTTGTCTTACATCGGCGGCGTAAACTATACCGATACTCTTGGTACTACTGCCATTTGGGAATCTATTATCTACCGCGACCTCATGTCGCGCAAGATCATTCCCACGGTTTCTCCCATCCGACCAAGCTACGAATACACTATTATCGGCGGTACAAAGACCGAGGAGGAGAAAGCAATCGCCGAGGACACTGGTGAAATTGGTTCCTTTGCCGGTGGTTATGTGAAGGATCCCAAGGTTGGCTTCCATGACTGGGTATGTTCGTTCGACTTGAATTCTCTGTATCCCAATCTCATTATTCAATACAACATGTCGCCGGAGACCATTCTTCCGGTTCAGATGCAAGGAGTCCATCCCGACAAGCTTGTTGCAGGAAACATCCCGCAACCTGAAATTGAAAATGCCATTGTGGCATCGAATGGTGTGCTATTCGACCCCAACCGCAAGGGTATCATTCCCGAAATCATCAAGGGTATTTACGACAAACGTGTTATTCTCAAGAAGGACATGATCTCCGAAAAGAAGAACCTTGAGAAAACCAACAAGGCGGATAAAATTGCCAGATTTAAAATTGAACGTGAAATTAGTCGCCTTGAGAATCATCAGGTCGCACTTAAAATTCTTTTGAACTCACTTTACGGTGCTCTTGGTAACAAACACTTTCATTACTTTGATGTCCGCGTTGCCGAGGGTA